CTTTTTGACGGCCGCACCCGCCGCGGTCGCCGCCAGCACGATGGGGTTTGTCACGAGGCCACCCAGCGGCAGGCCGCTGAAGGCGTTTTTGAGGGACGCCTTCAGCCCGCCCCCGGTGGTCGTTTCGAGTTTGGACACCTGCCGCTCCAATGCCGCGATCTCGCGGTTGGTGGCACGGATGGCCTGAATGTTACTTGCCGGTATCCACTCCCGCTCGGCACGCAGGGCACCCACGCGCTCCCTGAGCGAGCCGACACTCACGCCGCACTTGGCCATCGTGCCCTCCGCCGAGAGCACCTGACGCTGCACCTTCGACCAGAGCGCGAGCTGCCGGTCGTTGGCTATGCCTATGGTTCGGAGCTTGCTCGAAACCTTGTCGCGGATCGAGAGTGTGTATTCGACGACGTTTGCCATTCGTGGAGTGTACCGTGTGAGTTACGTGTTTAGTGTTGTTATTTGCGGCTGTCGGGGCTTAGGCCCGGTTCGCCTCCGCCTCCTTGCGGCGGATGTAGACCAATTCGGCGTACCGGGCCGCGAACTCCTCGTCCGACAGGTCGTCCGGCTCGATGTGCATGTAGTAGCGCAGTTGAGCCGCCATGATGCGCAGCGTCTCCCCGTCATCGACCTCCCCGACAGCCTTTATAACTTTTCCAGCTCCGCCTCCGCAACTTCGATGATGTCGGGAATGTGGCCCGACACGCCCAGAAACAGTCTGTCGTCGGTACGTATCGACTCGTCGCCGCCGAGCCAGCACTGCCTCAGCAGCGTCTCGTTGAACTTCAGCGGGTCGACCTTTCCCGCCACCGTCGCCGCCGACAGGTCGCGGCGGCGCGGCGTGCGCACGTAGCAGACGTGCCACCTGCCCTCGGCATCCTCCACCTTGAGGGCGTACACGCCGCCGTGGGTCTTTTTCCACTCGGCGATCTGCTCAGCTGTCGCCTCTCCGATAAATCTTTCTTTTGCCATAATTGTGTGTGTTGTTAAGCGATTTTCTTTTTGTCGAGGAAGATAAACGGCAGCGCGCACTCCATGTATTTGTCGCCCTGTTTCATCTCTTTGGGTTCCTCGGTGAACTGCACGCCGACAAGCTCGTCCGTGGCCACCATGTCGCCCCGCGAGGGGTTGCCGAAGTTGACGACGATCTTCACCTCCAGATCGAGGATCGAGCCGCCGGCGGCGGCCTCCAGTGCGAGCAGCTCCGACTGCGTGACGGTCAACTCGCCCTCGAACGACTTGTTGCCCTTCTGGATGCTCAGCGGCTTGTTGCCCTTGCCGTAGAGCGGCTCCTTCTCCTGCTTGGGGGTGTACTTTATACCCCTGATCCCCGTGATGTCGCGGTTCCCTGCGAATACCGTCATGTCCGCGAACTCGTATTCTCTGCTGTTGAACATTGCTCTGTTTTTGTGTTATTTGGTCTTGAAACCGAGGCTCAGGTCGATGAACTTCGCGTAGCCAGCCGGCTTGACCCTCAGACCCACGTTCAAAAGGGAGGTCGCGAGGATTTTCTGCCGATAGTCTATCCGGCACTCCACACCCGTGTCGGCGGCATCGCCCGGATCGTTGCCCAGATTGCCCGCGGCCGTCATCGAGGTGATGATGGCCTGCTCTACGTCGCCCTGCAACGCCGCGCACCACGCGGGCGACAGGGTGCCGTCCGAGGCGATGGGCACCTCGTCGTTGAGCGAGCCGAGGAGGGTGTTGTAGGCCACGCGGTACGCCTTGTCTATCACGCGGCGGTTCGAGAGCGAGTTGTAGTCGTCGTCGGGGGTGGTCGCCAACGGATCGTCGGCGATGAAGTAGCCCGCCCTGCCCACGAACGTGCGGAAGGTGATGTAACCCTTGTCGGCGACGCTCTCCACGTCGGCCTCCTCCGCGGGTTTGCGACCCACGTACATGGTCGCCGGGGCGAGCGCACCCGACCTCACGCGGCTGATCTTGCGCTGCACCGCCGAGCGAGCTATGCGCCCCGCGATGACGCCCATCGCCGCGTTCTTGCTCCCCGCGGTCGTGTCGCCGATCACTATGCCCGCGCGGTCGTTGGTCATCGTGCGAAGGTCGGGGAGCTTGGTCGGATCGTCCGTGTAGCCGTACCCCTCGATGAGGGTGAAGATCGGGGCGTAACGCTCCGAGGTAGCCCACTCGCCAAGACCCTGCGCCTTGGTAAGCCCAAGCAGCGAGTCGCTGTCGATGCCCGAGGTGAGGGTCGGCGTGTAGCCCGACGCGGGGGTCTTGAAGGCCACAAGGCCCCGAATCTTTCCACCCGCCGCCAGCAGCAGCGAGCGCGCACCGGCGGCCGTGTCCTTATCGAGCACCGTGGCGAAATTCGACGCCGCGGCGAAGCCCATCAACCAAAGCTCCGTCCCGTCGCCGCACTCGGCGTAGAACTCCTTCACGTTGCGGTGCAGGAGCGGATTGTTGGCCGCCGTGACGCCCAGCTCCTCCAGCCCTGCGAGCCTACGCACCTGATACGCCACCCCGAGGCGGAACTTACCCGACACCTCCGCGGCACCCAGAGCGACGAAGCCGAGGCATCCGTCGGCCATCTCCGCCACCTGACCCAGCGCGCCGTTCGCGTAGAGAATCTTAACACGTGGCAGCATCGTCTACTCCTCCTCTCTTTTTATGGTGGTGACCTCGCAATCGGTAAGGCCGCGGGCGTGCTCCACGGCGTCGTGGCGGTCGAAGAACCCGAAGCCGTCCGAGGTCATGAATACCTCGCGCTCGGCGGGGTAATCCTTCAGAATTGCGCGCGCCTCGCGCTCGATGGCGGCGGGTACCGTGGGTGTCGCCGCCGCTTTTGCCGCCCTGCCGCGGCCCTTGGCGGGTGCTTCGGGCGGAGCGATCTCCTCGGGGCCTTTCCCGTAGGTGGCCGCGGGGGACGCACCCGTTTCGTCGGGTGCGATGTCCGTGTCCGGCGCAGAATCCACGGGCGCGGAATCCACGGGCGCGGTCTGCACCGGCGCGCCGTCGTTCGCCATCACTTCGGCACCCGGCGCCTGGGTTGTTTTTGTCTTTTTGTCCATCGTTTAAATGACGTTTGATTGTCGTTAAAATGGTTTATAAATACGTTTGAGCAGTATCCACGTTCTGATGAACAGCGCGACTACCGCGATGGCCCCGGCTCCGAGGCACCACAGCGCGATGCGCTGCCAGCGGCTCAAGCCCCGCCTTTCAGTCGTGGCGAGCCTCTCGGTGGTGGTGGCCGCGGCGGTGGTATCGGTGGCCAGCGTCTCCGCCACCGTCTGAACCTGCGCCGTCTGCCCGGTACTGATGGCGGCGGTCGTCCGCCTGCCCTCCCGCGTTACGCGACGGGCCAGCGGCGGCGTTCCGGTCGACGGGTCGACGGGCCGCGCCGTGTCGAACTCCTCCACGCGGAGGGTGGCCGTCTCGTCCTCGGCTATGGTCGACCGACTCGCCGTGACACCCTCGCTCACCGCGGCACGCTCGACTGTCTGCGTCTGGCGGGCGTCGAACGTCCCCCGCGCGTCGGACTTCACCGTTTCGCGCGAAGTGCCGCAGGCCGCCATCGCCAGCACGAGTGCCGTTAGAATCACCTGTTTCATTGCTCTGCCTTGTAGCGTTTGTCAATTTTCTTCTCCAAGTTCGCAATCTGCTTGCTGAGTGCCGATATTTGCGACTTCAGCTCCTCGCGCTCCGCCTTCAGCGACGAATTTTCACCCTCGGCGGCAAGCCGCAACCGCTGCTCGTTCAGAAACATCTCGACCAGCTGGCCGTTCTGTTCCGTCAGTTTCCCGATTGACTCCAGCTGCGGGGCTATCGCCTGTTCGATGATCTGAAGGTCTGTCTGTTTCTGCTCGCGCTTGGTCTGCCATTTCCCGAACAGCCATGTGCACAGGTTGGTCGCGACCAAGACCAGAAGCTGCCACCACGGGCCGAGGCTCATATCCGCCCCCGAAAGTGTGTCGAACATTGAATTACTGAGTTATACCGATAGATTTCAACCACGCGGGGACGTCGAACGAGGGGCACGCTTTGGCGGCCACTTGGTTGTGGCCGATGATTTTCACGTCGGGGAACCGGGCGTGAAAATCGCGCACATATCGCTCCATCGCCGCAAGTTGTAGAGGGGTGCGGGTGTCCTTGGGGGTTTTGCCGTCCGCGGCCACGCCGCCGACGTACACTACGTGCCGGGAAATGATATTGTACCCTTTTGCCCCGTTAGTGACCTCCCAAGGATCGACCACCGCATCCTCGTTGTTTTTTACTAACCGCTCAACCGTGCCGTCGAGGTGGAAAACGTCGGTGTACCCCACCTGCGACCATCCCCTGCCGCGGGGCGGCGGCGCGGTGTGCCACTCGCGGATTTGCGCGCCCGACACCTCGCGTCCGGCGGGTGTGGCGGTGCAGTGCAGCACCAAGTATTTCAGAACGTTTTCCATCCTCTCACGGCGCGATTACTGAGCGGCTGCCTGACAGATCATGGCGATACCCTTCTTGTCGGCGCGGATGTGGTGGCCACCGGCGCGCTGAAGGAACGAGAGGATGTCGCCGTAGTAGAGCGGGTTGCCCTGATCGTCGAACAGCTCCGCGGCACCCAGTGCGCGCGACACGCACCCCTCGTGCCATGCGATACCCGCCGCCGAGTCGGTCGCCGCGTCCGCCGCGCTCCACTCCTTGACGAGGCCCGCGCCAGTGGCCTTGGCCACCTTCGAGCGTTTGAAGAACCGGAACCCGGCGTACTCTCCGATTACGCCCTTCACGGGGTCGGCTCCGGCGAGGAACGCCACAAGCTCGTTGTTGGTCATCGAGTTCTTCAGCTGATTGTACATGTGCGCGTCGAGCAGCATGTAGCGGCCCGCCTCGGGGATGTCCTGCGAGTCGAACAGCAGCTGCGCCGCCTCGACCGTCGCCTTGGTCATGCCCTTGCGCATGCCCGTGGCGGAGGGGATATGCGCCGCGACAGCCGCCCCCGCGGTCTGAAGCAGGGTCACGCCCGACGGTATCCACTCGTAGATGAGCGAGGAATGGATACGCTCCTTCAGCGTGGCGCGCGACTGCAACACGATGCTCTCGCGCTTGTTGTAGGAGAGTTCGACCTTCTCGGCGTTGGGGATGCGAACAGGGTCGACCGTGTACTCGTGGATGTCGTAGGTGAGGTCTACGTCCTCGCGGGTGGTGACCTGCGCCGGGAAGACGTTGCGGTTCTTGACCACGCCCGGCGCGGAGCCTGCGTTGGGTACGTGTACCCTTTTGTCGTTCACCCACTCCGAGTGGTCGATGGAGCGGCTGGCGAACGTGTCGTCGGCGAAGAGACCCTCGACGATAGATTTGATCCAAATTTCTACTGACAGTGGCATTTACTATGATTTTTTGATGTTAAGTACGGCGCACATCGACTTGTACTTGACTTCGTACAGGTCGGGGTGTTTCTCCTTGAGTTCGGCCAAAAGGCCCTTGCGGTCGAGGTCATCCCACGACATCGAGGCGTACTCCGCGCCGCTCCCGGTGGCGGTGACGCGCTCGCCGAGGTTCCGGCGCGCGGGGATGCCGCCCAGAATGCGTTTCGTGTTGTCGAAGTCGGTCTCGAAGAGCTTCAGGTAGTTGTCCTTCAGCTCGGCGGTAATCTTGCCCTCCTTGATGGCCGCCTCGACCAGCTCCGCGGCCTCGGCCTTTTGGGCCGCCGCCTGTTCGTCCTTGAGACGTTTGACCTCCGCCTCGGCCGCGGCCTTATCCGCCTTGAGCGCGGCGACCTCTCCCGCGTGTTTGTCTGTGAGGGAAGTGACGGCTGACAATACTTCGGCCTCGGTCGCGCCGTCCGACAGGCCGAGTTTCAATGCTACTTGTTTCATCTGTACGTTATTTGATTGATTGATCAGGCGCAGGGGGCCTTCGCT